TTTATTTTTTATATTTTTTATATTTTTTATATTTTTTATATTTTTTATATTTTTTATATTTTTTATATTTTTTATATTTTTTATATTTTTTATATTTTTTATATTTTTTATATTTTTTATTTGGCGTTCAAAATATTGAAAACTTCTTGTGAGTTTACACTTACCTTTGTAATATCAGCTCTGCAGAAAGCACAGCATGGTTTTACGTCAATGATTCGCTTAACACAGTCTCCGCACAGTTCGTGGCCACATCCAAGCTTAACCATATTGGAACAAGGAACATCTTCTGTCAAGCATATGCCACATTCTTGCGATACTTTTACAGAAGTCTTGCATAATTTAACAACTATTTTTTGGGGCTTAGGTTTTGGTTTTGATTTTAACATAAAGTAACCAGTTTGATACAATTCAACAAACATTTTCACAAGGGCTCTAAATTGGTCAATTGGTGCATTAAACAACCCAGTATTTTGAGCATTTGTATAATGTGTTCTTAAAAACCGAATGAATATGTTTTGCATATCCGTATAGAAGGCTTGAATAACCACCTCCATATGTTCATTCAAGTCATCGGGGCAAATTAGTTCAATGAACGACTTGTATTTTTCGCATCTTGGTTTGTAGTGGCCGGGTCTGCTGCAAAATGAACAACATTTGGCTGACGCACTACGGATACGGACAGGCACTTGCTGTACGGTCGCTTGCTGTTGCACAGGCGGACAAACCAAATGACTGGTTGAACGGCATTCTTCACATCTGGGTCTAAGTTGCATTTTATTTTTACGAAAGTTTTTTACGAAAGTTTTTTACGAAAGTTTTTTACGAAAGTTTTTTATACTTATATATTTTTTACAAAAAAAGATTTCAATTTTACAAATAATATATTTCAATTAAAAAAAAAATATTTTTTTTTTTTATACAATTTGGTATAAAATTGTGATTTTACATTTATCATGAATATATCCAACGAACTGTGAATAACAATATACCCCTTGTTTATTAAATACTCAACAATTGGTACTGAACTATCATTGTAATTGTTTTCAAACCCAATCACATCAATAAATACTTTTTCAAAATTGATTGATTTAATAACGTCAAATTCGGCGCCTTCTACATCAATTGATAAATAATTAATATTTTTTATATTATGTTCATCGCATATGGTTTCTATTTTTTTTGTATTAACTTTTATCAATTGGGTATTTCCTCCATATTGAGAAATTTCATCTTGCAATCGTTTATTATGTCTATTATCATAATCTTTATATAACCCGGAAATCATTTCGGTGTATCCAGTATTGTGTATGAAATCGGCAACACCATCATTGTTGCAAGCTGCATAGTTCAAATTTATGCAGTTTGGACGATTTTTGCACAATTTGTCATAAACATCTTTGATGGCTTCTACGTTTACTCCAGTCCATTGATGTTCTCTTTCAAAAAACAATGTATTGTTTATGCCGATTCCATCATGTGCGCCAATGTCCATAAAAACACCATTCTTGTAACCCTTGAAAACATTTTTTTCCAAATATTCGTCTTGTTTGTCTTGGGAATAAAACATTTATTGTAAAATAAATGTTTAATCTATATATTTATTTTACATAATAATAACATTATGCATCCTCCGACATTCTGGGCGCCAGGAAAACCACAATTCTTGCCTTTGATTCATCTTCTTCATCCTCACCTAGTGATTCCAGTAAATAAGTGGTTTTCAAAGGATAATTCTCGCTCACTTTAATATTAATACTATCGCTCACCTTGTGAAACGCACAAATATTGTGCAAATGGGAAAGCGAGAACGATATATCCAATGTCTCGCCTTCATTAATTGCAAACAGTGTCAAATCATCAATTGGAACAATTACACTCATATTACCACTCTCATTGCTTTTGGCTGTCAGACGTAACTCCTCCTCATTGCACCGAATATGGAGGTCCGCACCAAACTGTTTGAGTTGACCCACAATACTGGCAAAATTGGAGGACGCTAAAGAAAATTCGGCCTGGTAATCTACTCCAGGGATTTCCATCATTTCGGATTCTAATTCAATGAGCGGAAGCTCAAAATGTTTGTCGAACGATGTTTTGGAACTGATAAAATGCAAAAACAATTTGTCTGTGTCTGAGTCATTATATTCAATATTAATTTGCTGACTTTCTTCGCGCGTATTCAAGATGCGGAAAAGATGCTGTGTACTTAAACCAATGACGGAAGTCCCTTCTTGCACATATTCGTCAAACCAGCCAGAAGGAATGAATATTTCAAACACGGAAATGTGGGACGAATCCATTCCCTGGGCGTAAAGCCGCCCAGGCTCAAACATTAAGTTGATGTGCTCGCAAAAAAGCTTCATATTCTGGAACATACTGGTGAAAGCCTTGGCCTTTTCTTTATTGGTAATGACAACACGCATTTGATTAATATGATTGGAGTAAGTTTTTTAAATAAGTTGTTTAAATAATATAACGTATTTATTTGTATTTATTTGTATGCAATGCAATTGGTAATCCATTGTATTTTTTAAAATCAGCCAGTCTATCTATGTATAATGGATACCGGGTTACAAAAATATTATTCATGTGCAAAATATATCCAACCGCAATATCTTCAATAATATATGGATAACCATATGTCTCATCTGATGCAAAAACATTCCATCCAATACTTTCAAAATGGGCAACAAGTGTATTGCAAGATTTATTGGACAGGTATACTACAACACCTCCCGCATATCTTAATTTGGGAACTTTATTAAATTGCATCATTTCATTCATGGTGTATGGAATGCCATGAAGAGGATTTTGCAAATCCTCCTGGTGTGATACGTAATATGCCGGCATAAAATTATTATTTTGCAGAACCACAGTATTTGGCATATTGTCATTTGCCGTAACTCCCATATAGTCTGGTTTACCATCTTTTTTTAAAAAATTTGTTAATGTTGTTTCATTGAATACCAAATCATCGCCGCACCTTAAAACACCTTGTTCAACCTCATAATTATCGTAAATAAACTTGATTCCCATGACAACTTTTTTGGCAACATGAATATACGAGTCTTCGCATTTTAATAGAATTGTATCACCCAATAAAAAATTTTGTTTTATTTGAGGATCTCCCAATATATAAAATACTTTCCATCCGGCATATTCGTCATTCGGCAACTTGAATTCTTTTAACCGCGTATCTTTGTGTTTATGACAACTATAAACTAAAATTGCACCTTTAATTGATTGCTTCATTAATTACTTTATATATTTTGCACAATATTTTATATTGTTTTATCGATTAATTCATCTAATCCTTTTTCAAAATCTGTGTCAATTGTCCATCCCAAATCTTTCACTTTTTGATTACTGATATAGTATCGCTTGTCATTGAACGGTCGGTCTTCAACATAGGTAATCCATTCATTGTAGTCGGTTGTTTTTTTTATTTTTTCAATCAACATATGTGCAATTTGTAGAACCGTGTATTCACTATTGTCATCGCTCCCAATATTATAAATTTCGCCAATCTCACCCTTTTCTAAAACATGGGTCAAAGCAGAACATACATCATTCACGTGTAAAAATGCACGGACATTGGTTCCATCACCCTGTATTGTCACTTTCTCTCCATTTGTCAATTGTTGAATGAATTTTGGAATCAGTTTTTCAGGATACTGGTTGGGTCCATACACGTTGTTTCCGCGCGTAATAATAATTGGCATTTTAAATGAGTGATAGTAGGATTTTGCAATCAATTCAGCGGCGGCCTTTGTTGCTGCATATGGATTGGATGGACACAATACAGAACCTTCGTGTTTCTTCTCTTCGTTTTCTGTAAGCATTGATTCGCCATAGACTTCGTCGGTTGATATGTGGATAAACCGATTTATTTTGCCATATTTGCGGCATGCTTCCAACAACGTGTGTGTTCCAACCACATTGTCATTTGTATATTGGAGCGCATTGTCAAATGAATTTTGAACATGCGACTGCGCTGCAAAATGAATGACAGTATCAATCTTGTAAATATTCAGTATATTTATAATTAGGTCGTATGAACACAAATTTCCTTTAACCAAATGGTAGCGCTCAGAGTTCCGAACATTGACATCCACATTTTGTTCGGATGCACAATAATACATTGCATCCAAATTCACAATATTCGCGTTTGGATTCTCTTTGAAATAATAATTGACAAAATTTGAACCAATAAATCCACAACAGCCAGTGACTAACAAATTCATTTTTATAAAATTTAATGTATAAACTTTATATTCTTATTAATTTTAACAAATTAAAGGTTATTGTTTTATTCATTATTATTAATGAAGGTTTTGATAACTGGCGGAAACGGATTTGTTGGTATAAATATAATAAATGAGATTATTAAAAATACAGATTGGGAAGTTGTATGTTATATTAATAAAAACTCAAATAATATACCGAATAATATTGAAAAAATTTATGATTTAAAAAACGCATTTCAATTTGATATTATTATTCACGCTGGAGGAGACCCTTCTTCAAAATCTTGTATAGATAATCCTAAAAATGGATTGATACATAATATTAATTTTACTTTTGAAATACTTGAATATGCACGATTAAATAATATAAAAAAAATAATTTTTTTGAGCAGTTGTGAAGTATATGGTAATCCAAGTGAAAAATCTTCTGAAATTGATACATTAATATCATATAATATGTATGGTGCTTCAAAAGTTGCTTGTGAACATATGTGTTCAGCATATTATCATTCATATGGAATATCCACTACAGCAATACGTTTAATAAATACGTTTGGTCCGTTCTGTCAAGAAGAACGTTTTCCATCTATTATAAAAAATAAATTTAAAAATGAAGAAATACCACATTTTATATTAAGCACGCAAAGTAAAAAAAAATGGTTAGATATACAAGAAATGGCTAGACGAATTGTTTTTATTGTAAAAAATATGCAGGTAGGGTTCAACGTGTTTAATTTTGTGGGAGACGAAAATATGTCATTAATTGATTTAATTAATAAATTATCAAATAATAAACCATTTACATATGAATTTTTTAAAAATGATATTAATGGATATCACCATGAAGGAAATGCAAATGGAAATAAATTTTTAGAATTTTACAATTCACAAAACAACAAATAATTTTATTATAAACAATATAAATTTTAAATTGATTCTATACAATATATAATGGAAATTACGTTATTAATAAAGTTTGGATTAAGTGAAGATGATGCTATCGATATTACCAAAGATGTGATATCATCATACATTAGTAAAAATACAATTAACATTTCAACAACCGAACTTATAAATATTGCAACAAAACATTATAGTACTTGGTTCAATACAAACAGAGAATTGTTATCTAAAAAAGGCATTGATGCAAAAATTTTGATGTTATCGCAAAAATTATTTATAAATGTAAATATAAATAGTAACGTAGA